GGGGGTGGTTTGGAATCGGTGAAATATATCAGTACGTTTCGGTGCAGATACGTCACCGCGAATGATCTCAGTGGTTATACCATCTTTGAGTAATTTGTTTGTAAGTATATCTATCGTATGTTTGAACAGCACGAACACAAGCACCTTCTTGCTACTCTCATCGATTACTTCACGTAAAACTTTGTATCGGTTTTTTATGTCAAACTCCAATGCTTCTCCGTTGTCGGTGTATACCGCACCAGAAGATATTTGTAGGAGTTTACTCATGTTGATGGCGGCGTTGGGCGCAGTTATTTCCTCACCTGCGGCCTGTAGTATCATCTTATTCTTTAGTTCCTTATAGTATTTTGCCTGTTGACGCGTGAGTTCAACCTCTCGTTTGACATACACCATGTCGGGTAGGTCAAGGCACTCTTCTTTTGTGAACCTGATCGCAGGTTGCAGTGCATTGTAGACTGTCTCGATAGCTGTCTCTTTCGGCTCCCATTTGAAGTTGGTAACTTTATACATCACCATGTCTCGGAACGAACCAAAGAACCTAGGTACAGCGACAGGGTTAACTAGCTTAGCGATACCGTACGCATCCAATGGTGACTGAGCCGCAGGGGTACCTGTCATCATCCACAACCAAGTCTGATCGGTTAACAGTTTATTCAGTGTCTTCCATCGTTTGGTCTGTGCATTCTTATAATGAGTGGCTTCATCTACTATGATGCAATCGAACCCACCTTTGGCTATGGTATCAGCTACAATCTCTACCCCATCATAGTTAATGATGACGTAATCAGAACCTTGATTGATGATTTTTTTGCGCTTCTCTTTAGCACCGTAGGCCACATCCACCGTACGGTGCATGGCAAAACTAAACAAGTCATTGCGCCATGCGCTATCCATGATCGAGAGCGGGCAGATAACTAATACACGCCGTATCTTACCTTGTGCCATTAGAAAATCAGATGCCCAAATAGCAGACGCAGTTTTGCCTGTACCTTGCTCGTTAAAGCAGAAAGCCCTTCGGTTCATCGTAAGGAATGCGGCTGTGGTCTTTTGATGCTCGTACGGTGTGTCCTGACCAGACCATTGATACTTACCTTCAATAGGTGAGGGTACGTCTATGTTTAGCTTCTTTAGGGTATGCGCTTCGTCTACACCCCAGTTCACTACCACTTGATTGTTAGGTAATTCTTGGCTTCTTGGTATAACTGTTGTTACTTTTGCAGGGTGGCGTAGTCGTAGCAGCACCGCTTTGTTGTCAACGATTTCCATGTTCTCACTCTCTATAGTACGCAACGTATTACCGTGTTAGCCCTGCTTCGTCTACAGATAGGGCTAGGTCTGCTATGTTTGCTCTCTCGTAAACAAGTACGTGAGATTTTAGACTAACTCGATTTTTGTAGAGATCGCCACGATGCTGTTCCTGGAAACCCCTACGTTTTTTAGAGACGCATCAAGTTAAGCGTCTATGAAGTTATTTCTTTTTCCTTTTGTAATTACGGCTACGGTTTTTCTTTTTACTTTCAATCGTTATGCCGTCCTTGTTTCTACCGCCTTTACTTAAGGCTTTTTTGTGAGAGACATCCTTCCCCTCACGCTTGTCAGCTTTACCGTTCTTGTTAGCGTCTTTACCTGTCTTATCCATCTTCCGACGGGCACGCTGACGTTCCATACGTGCCTTAAATTCTTTACTATCGACAGGTTTGTTCTTTTGTTTCTTACGATCTGCTTTATTTTTGTATGGCATTAGTTACTCCCATTGTGAGGACATACGGTTACAGGGCAGTGCCTTTTGCACAACCCATTTGGGCGCGGATTCCAGACGTTTTTATCAGCGGCGACCTTCATGGCTCCATATTTGTGTAGCCATTTAGTCCATAAGGAACTGGTATCATACTCATGGTACTTCGCTTTGATAAGTTCGTTACTAACAACAAACACTAAACCTGCTTTAATTTTCTTTACTTCGGGATAGTGTATAAACACAGATAAAGCCATTAGTTCTAATTGCCCCTTATCTGCGTATCGTGCATTTTTACCAGTCTTGTAGTCAATAACCCATGCGATTTCACCCAACGTGTCGATGATCAACAGGTCTGCGATACCTCGGAACCACACGTCTTTATCGTAAAAGCCGCAAGGTTTAAGGTTCTCTGTGATACCCATCTTCTTCTCGCATAACTTCACACCACGCTTGGCGTTGAGGGAATCAAGCATTGCTTGCGCGTAATCAAACTTCTTAGGGAGAGGGGTATCATTACTAACGTAATCTTCGGCGGCTTTGTGAAACTCATTACCATACAAGATGGCATCGGTCTGTACGAACGGATACTCTTTAAGTATTTTCTCGTGGTAAAACTGTTTGGGGCATTGTTCAAACGCTTTAATTTTGCTGAACGACCACGGGGCTACACTCATCCACAATCTCCGTAAGATTTTCCTAATCCGCTTTCACAATTGATTGGCAGACCTTCTGCCCAATCGGGTGTCCAACGCATACACTTCTCGACGAATGCTTGTGACTCAGCCACATCTTCGTCCTTTACGCATACTACGATGGAGTCATGCACAGTTAGCACAACGCGACATCTCTTACTGATTTGTAACATTTGCTCACCAATAATGCAACGCGCTATCGCCTGACATACATTCTCGGTCACTTTCCCACCATATATTCTGGTGCGACCATGCCGTGTCTTGTAATTATACTCAATGCCACGCTCAGTTTGCTCACCTGATAAATCGTCATAACGTAACATCAAACCTGATGGGAGCAGGATACCTCGTTCCGATCCCAACACTTCCAGTACGCCTGACTTACCAAACTGTATGGTATCGCCGTTCACCATGTACTTGATCATGTTCTGACAGTCGCGCCATAGCTGATTAATTTTCCAATTAGCCTCACGATAGATATTGATAACTCGACGTGCTTCGTCCAGTTCCATATCGAACCCAAAGTCCTTTAACTGTTCTTGAAACCTCACTGCGCCCATGCCGTAACCTGCGCCAAGGATTGTGGTCTTACCTACAAACCGTTGATCTTTAGTCATTTCGTCCTCGGCAACACCGTAGATGTGAGAAGCCATGACCTTGTATACGTCTTCGTTGTTAGCAAATGCTTGTGTGAGATCATCCTGACCTGCCAGCCATGCAAGTACGCGTGCTTCGATCTGCGAACTATCACAGTCAATCAACGTGTGTCCTTCTGGTGCTAAGATGCTACGCTTTAACTTCTTACCATTTGGGCCACGGTTAGGTAGGTTCTGCATGTTGATCTTATCATCACCGCCCCATCGCCCAGTGTGTGCGGCGTAGTATCTTACTGGGACCGGCAAAGTCCCACGTTTACCTATATCTATAAACCTCTGAGTACGTGTTTCCTCAAGGGTACTTTTCGTACCCAGACGTGCGGCTACTGCCGCTTGTACTCTGTCATCCTCATGATCAGCCAGTGCTTTAAACTCTTCATCGTTCTTGGCAAACGCAAATGTTTCTTTACCTGTACGTAAACTTATTTTCATAGGCGGCTTTACGCCTAGGCTCTCAAGCACTGTGGCAAACTTAGGATTAGACATCAAGTCTTCCTTAGATACCCCTGCACCCTCAAGTAATTGGTCTTTACGTTCTCGCGTATCTTCAAGGTGCTGTTCAAGTAACCCAATATCCAACTCCAAGAACGGTTCAGTAAACATACGTAACGTCATGTCTATTATCATAAGTTCTTGTTTAGGAAAGCCTTTCTTTAGAAAGATGTTGAATAGTTTGTATGTTAACTCGACATCATTGATGCAGTAGTCACTGTACAACGACAAGTCCTGTTCAGAGAAGTCTCCGCGCCTTTTACCTAAAGCGTTTAAGACTTCGGTTCCCTTAGTGCCGACCTCGTATCTTTCAGATAACGCCCTGAGGCTACCACCAATTTCCACCCCGTGAAGAGCACGGGCGATACACAAAGTATCAGTATACACGCGAGGATGAATATCAAATACCCAAGAGAGAATGGCACCATCAAACAAAGTGTTGTGAGCGAGAACCATGCTTTCTGCCCAGTTGAAGGTATGTAAGTATCGTTTAAGTTGTTCGTGTGTTCCGCTTGCCCATTCAGTTCCTTCATTGTTCACCTTTATACCTACACCAATCACCTCAAATTGGTGATCGCGTATGTATTCCTCTGTAGTTAACTTAGACAGGGAAAAATCCCTGTCGTAGTATGTTTCAAAATCTATTGTGATTAGGTCCATTAAAAGTCACTCCCTGTTAACTCACCACCACACGCCATGCCCCGGTGGGCGTTTACCATCATAGTCTGCATAGCATCGAGTTTTGGTGAGTTCTTGATGAACTCAGCGAAAACACCACTCATCCCCGCAATCGTCTTAGTCCGTTCATCGCCTTTGAAATCGATATATTTCTGGATCAGTTGATACTGAACGCCTTCTTGATACACAAGGAATCGACGGACTGCGATGTCGCCGGGGTGCTTCTCGGCCTCTGCTAAGTCATCATAATATGTGTCGGCTTTGAATGATCTAGCCATGATGTCGTTCTCCTATTGCTCGTACGATATAACAAGTGACCATAAGACCCTCGTACGGTTAAGATCCTGCGGTGTGGTTGGTTACTCAGGGGATTTGGCGGCTTGCTTTCGTGCGTACTTCTCACCCCACGAGAAAAATAGACGCATCAGCGAATACTTGGGGGCGATTATGTACGCCTCGACGCAATGATTTGCGATAGCGATCCATTCAGCTTTAGTGCGTTCCGTCTCCATGCGGCACCTCCCATAGAATGCAAGCCTTACCCCATTGGGTTTTACCACGCCTTCCGCTATCTCTCACACGACGATCATTTGATAATTCAGACAGACGTGGTTGGACTGAAACATAAGGACGCTTTAAGTGATGCGCGATTTCCTCAGTGCTCATTGGGATGGGTGATTTGATTAGTAGTGCGTAGACTTGTTCACGTAAGGTAACTTTCTTACCTGCGTTATCTTCAGCGGCGGCGAAACTTGTATCTCTACGCTGATAACCGATACCGTTTTTGGTGTATCCCATAATGATCTCCAATTTATGCAGTGCCTGTTTCAAGCCTTTATGTTCAAATTTTATGTGAAACATAGCGACTCCCGTTATCCTCCAATATATTCCGTTGCGATCAACTCACACAGCCATTCATACTCTTGTTTGTGTTCAGGCAGGTCTTTCATTGCATAAACCCGACATTGAAGACATGCGAATTCTAAATGCCAGAGGCCGTCCTCAAAAAAATCCATCGTCCTGCTCCTCTATGTCTAAACAGGTGAGCCTTCAAAATCTAACTCTAACTGTCGTGGGCCGCGGTGCTTACCGCCAACATAGACCAACACGTCATCTATATTGTCTTCGTTAATGACAAGACTTATGCCATCATTAGCTTTTATATCAGATAAATTCTTTTCTTGCAAAGGAGTTGGTTTGTTTTTACCTGCTTTACATTCTATGCCAAAGAACCTACCCTCGTAGCATCCGATGATGTCAGGAACGCCACTCTTACCGTATCCTCCTGTAACTGGATAGAAGTAGTAGGCTCCTAACATCTTTAGGTGCGCCGCTACTTTCTTCTTAACTTTTGCTTCTGGTGTCATCGCCTTTCGTCCTCCTATGCTCGGCCATTCAATAACCGTTCCGCTACACTGAGTACATTTGCGCGTATTAGGTTCGTTTGTTTCTACCATCTGTTGCATACACCAAGGACATAACCCTTTGGATAATCTTTTTTCGATTTCCCCTCGCTCGTCTATCATGTATTTTCCCTCGGAACTGGTATCAAAATCAAAGTCGGGGGATGGCGAACCACCCCCCTTGTTAGTGCCACACTAACATTACACACGGAATATCCAATAAACATTATCGTCAATCCGTCTACCTACTCCTTCGACCTCACTGGTTGGCTTGTCCAATGGGGTCATCATGAGTAGGGCAACCTTCTCTTGCATCCACAAAGGTAGGTAATGCACTGTAAGGTACTCCCCACTGACCGTATTGTCAACTTCCATGCCAAATACTTGCACCTTGACAGCATTGGTGTGTGGATTTACATAAACGCGGTATACGTTACCATCATATGGTAAGTCGTTATTGCATGACATAAAACATACCCTCACCTGCGGAAAAGCCAACATCATCAACATAATCACCGGCTTGCAGGATATTAAGCACAGATAATTTCTGCATGATTTCTTCGGGCAGGTTGTCGGCTGTGTAGCGTGATACGTCATTACTGATCTCTGGACGAGAGACCGTGATATATCCGCTACTCGAATACTTAGCTTTGTCAACGGCGATAACGTCAAACACTTGTTGCTCCATGCGGTCGTACACACGGATAAACCACATAGGTACGGTGCGGTTATGTAACCTAATTAACTCGTCTTGCTTGGCAAAGAACGTAGTAAGATTGTCATTGAATGAAGCATCAATGAACTCATGATTACTATTCATCAGGTGACGTAGTTCATTGAGAAGAGTAGAACCCTTGTTGGGTTGTGAGGAGTACCCTACCTCACCGATCACCTTGTTGCGTATCTCACTGAACTCGGCCTTTGCCACTTCAATCACCCTATCCACCGCATCCGATGCGTTTTTCAGATGTATGCCTGCTAGCTCTTGCGGTGACATCATACGTATAAACGTCCTAGCATTGCGTAGTGCCACACCCACATTCGTAGACATCTTCATAAAGTATTGTGAACTGTAGGGGTTGTACTTGCCGTTCACAATCGTACGTGCTTGTACCACATACATGAGCGTGCCATCGCCTCCATCACGGTAGTCACCGTAACCAACCCACCCTAGTGTGTAGGGGCAATCGTCTCGGTATATCCAGTAGCTTCGGGAATCACGTAGGATCATCCTCACACGTAACTCTTTACACACGCGCTTCGCAAATGGGGTAACGTACTCCTCCATATATGTGCCTGCAGGACACATGCACCAGTCCTCGTTGTTTATGGTGTTTTCGGTAATTGTACCGCCTATTGTTAGTGCCTCACTAACAAGTGTGTATTTATATCTAGCCATTGTCGTTCTCCTTTAACTTAGCCGTTTCTGATTTTGTTGAATGCATCATTGATTGCGTTGATTTGCTTGAGCGCAGTCTCGTCGCCTTCAGGCAACACCCCCTTGTTTTTCAGAATCCACTCACAGTGTCGTGCGATAATAGCCTCGACTGTTTCTATTGCTTCTTGGTAGTCCATGTTACATCTCCCTTGATGTTATGTTTACGTGTTTACCTGTATCAGGCTTTGCACTTTTGTTATCTAAGATACACCATAACACAGGGCAAGACCATTGACCCCATGATCCAAAAAGGTATCCATCGGTGAGAACAATCGCGGCTTGTGGCTTGACACCATGCTCGGTAAGGTAGTCGGTAACGCACTCAACATCAGTGCCGCCACCACCCTTGGGCTTGGTAGTCTTCACCAAGTCGTCTAACTGGTGCATGTCGTACTTCTCATCCTGACACACACGTGTGCCCCAGTAGAGTAAGCGAATATGATCAGGGTGTACCGTGTCACAGATACATTTGATCTCGGACATAAACGCGGTGAGTTCGATCTGACCTATAGAGCCTGACGTATCTACTGCGATGACCAACTCACCCACCTGCTCGCTGATACCGCTAGGCATGTAATAACCTGATGACACGTAACGTCTGTTTGGTCGTTGCCATGTCGAGTAGTCACTACCTGCACATGTGGTCTGAATAAACTCACGCAATACCTCGCGCCAATCTATCTGTGGTTCGAGTAGTTGCTCAAGATCACGATCACCACCTGACCCCAACTTTCCTGCGATCAACGCACCTTGACGTATCGCCTCGTCAATATCACGTGCCAGTTCGCGCTTCTCGTCTGGTGTAAGTTCGGCGGCACCATCCCAGTCATGACTGTCGAAACCACTAGGTGCGTCGCCATCTTGTGGTGAGTCGTTACCACCTGATCCATCACCGTCGCGACCTACACCTACAGCAGTGTTTTGTGTACCTGTTGTATCACCGTCTGAGCCATCTTGTGGTGAACCGTTGTCACGTAGGTCATTGAATACTGCGGCACTGTCCCATACAGCTTGGTCCCGGTACTTAACAGAGAGACACCCACCTTGCGGCATGACTGCCCAACCATCTCGGTTGTCATCGAAAATCTTGATGTTGATCACATAGTCACACGCTTGGTTGGTAAGTTGAGCATCTTGGTCGTACATCCATCGCCATGTAATCAAGTGGCGGTAGAGCTTGTGATAAGACTCATGCAATATAAGAAACCGTAGTTCTGCATCGTTGAGTGAGTCAATGAAGTCTCGCCCATACATCTCGTCACGTCCGTTGGTACATGCCGTTGATATGTTGTCCACCACCGAACGATCACCGATCATAAGGACACCTGCGAGGGCAACGTATTTCTGCTTGCCCATGATAGCAACGACAGCTTTGGACAGTCGTTGCTCTGAGGTAAGTTGTTTACCTATGGCTAACATAGTCGTTCTCCTATTTCTTGTCGGCGGCGAACATGTAGTTGTTGTCCATCGCCCATTGAGTAAACTTCTTGTTAGTCATCACGACCTTGCGGTGCGCGTACTTCTGGGCACTACAACCATTGGCGAACATACCTTGCGATTCCTTGTCGAGGCGCACCATGTAGTCCATCCATGAGTCGATCCAGTCACCCCCTATCGTAGACAATGTACGGTAAACAACCATACACACGGCGGCGGCACTGTCGGGTACCTTGGCTGTCTTGGGTTCGTCCTTGATAGATTGCAATGACGGTAGTTGATCGGACAGTTTGACAAAGGCCATCAAGTCCATCGCACCTCGTTCACCAATGGTACCTATGAGTAAACCTGTTAACGTCTGATCATCGAAGTGCTCCCGTGTCTTGAGCCAGTCGGACGCAGCCTCAAGTGAGCGTGGTGTCACAAATGCGGTACGTTGTTGCTTGGGGTGATAGATGTAGGGATTGTCATCGGGGTTTTTGACATCCCCAAATCCATAAAACAACTGGGGGTTGTCCTTACACCAACCAAGTAGTGTGTGGTCAACACCGTTGTTGATACCCCACTCGATCCACTCCATGTTATCAGGTTTGCGTGCGGTAATTACCGTGATTCGGTTCCTCGCATGTGGTGGTAGTAAATCACCAACACCCTCGGCACCAAGGTTAGTCGTCGCAAACACTAAGCTATCAGGGTGCAGTTCGTACCCACCGATCTTGCGCTCCAACATGACACGTAGTAACGCGTTCTTCACCGCAGGGTTAGCCTTGCCATACTCGTCGATCATGAGAATGATAGGTGTCTTGTGGTGCGCGCCCAGTTCCTCATTGGTCGCGTACGAAACGTAATCGGCACCGTCGAGGTTGGACATCTTGGGTATGGTGATGTCGCCCAAGTCCTTAGTAGTACAATCGAAGTAGCACGGTGTGTGCATGGGTAAGTCATGTGCTAACGTGTTGAGCAGTGATGACTTACCTGTACCCATGTGCCCTTGGATAAGGATGGTGCGCTTGTTACCACCGTTTAGTATTGCTGTTGCGATTTGGTCTAAGCCAAGTGCGTACATGTCAATTGCTGAGTTCATGATATTTCTCCGTTCCCAGGGCAATCAGCAAATCCCAAGCATTCTTCTATTTTTTCTCCACAGTATTCGCAGTAATCTTCATCACCTCCTTCGTCTTCATCTTCCTTTTTGAGATTCTCAAATACTTGACCTGAGTCCATATTTGCAAATCTAGTATCCATCTTCTTACAGATGAGGTCGGCTATCTTCTCTGTTTGTGTAAGCACCAGCTTGCGTAGCTGTTTCTTCGTCTTCCAGAGATTGGTTTTACCTGTTCTATAATCAATCTCTGGAAGGAAAACTTCCTTTTTGAGAATATAATAAACAGTCTCAAAATCGTAGCCCGTATTTGCAAATCTAGTATCCGTCTTCTTGAGGTCGGTTACCTTGCTAGCCAGGGAGTTTAGCGAACAGGTGAGGTCGGCTATCTCCCCTACTTGTGCAAGCACCAGCTTGCGTAGCTGTTTCTTCGTAAGTTTCTTGTGTCCTTCTGGTGCTAAGATGCTACGCTTTATCATAATGTCTAGGTTACTGAAATTACTCATGATATTTCTCCGTTGATTTGTTAGTGCGGCACTAACTTAAAAGGTCAATTGATGGGAGTGCTTTGATGACATCATCGACAGCACGTTTAGTTTCTGCGCGAAGGTAGCCATCCTCACGTAGTGCGTCTGGTGTGATACCACGTAAGGCATCGTCCAGTTTCATACGCATCGCTGACATCTGACTGTCACCTGTTATGTTACACACATCCAGTAGTTCAACAAGATCGACCACGTTGGATACTAGCGTGTCACGAAACACTTTCTTCTGTTCGTGATCGGCATAATCGAGACGCTCTGACATCTTGGTCAATGCTTTGAACGCTCGTTGCCATACATCATTCATGGCGTTGGTTAGTTGCTCGGAGTAATAGGTCTGGTAGTGCTCACGTACTAACTTGTTACCCTCGTTGCCAATGTCCACAATGAAATGACCTGCATCTGGTAGCGGTATATATGAGAAGCGAAAGTTAAACTTCCTCGCTATGCTCTCCGCCGATGGATAGTCATCGTATGAAAACAAGTTACCAAGCCGTGCCTGTGACTGACTGATCGCCCAGTCGTACGTGTCGATGAACGTCTGAACCATTCGACTGTACTCGTTCTGAACCTCGGTCATGGCTGGATGGTATTTAAAATACTGAGCAGTCGGTAGTAATCGAAGGCCAGTATCGGACCACGGCATTGTCATGCTGTAATGTAGGTTACGAACATTAGCGGTAAACTTCTGTACCGCTGTGAGTTCATCGCAATTGCCCAGTAACTTCTTGTGGACGTTTGCGATACCTGCATCAGCATGGTTGGTTAGGGTAACATCTCTTGATGCACGCTTGTCTAGCTTGCGCCCAGTCCATGTGCTGATGCTTAACTCTACCAACATAGATGAAGAGCCAATGGATGGTACGTTTGTTAGTGTGGCACTAACATTTCCAATGAGGGCTTTCGTGGACTCAGTCGCAATCCTACGCTGGTTGCCAATGCCCCTAAGCGCCGTCTCCAATGTTGTAAGATTGTTTGCTTCATGTGACATGTCGTTCTCCTGTATGACATTTAGTTTAGGTTGTTGATGAAGAGGGGGAACCATTAAAACCTCTCACCAACATATCTATTATCTCACAAATAGCGAGACATGTCAAATGATGTCAGGACGTGTGTAGAAGTGTAAAGTTCTGTTGTTTAGTGTAAAGTTCTTACAATGTTCGGAAGCAAGTCATTGATATACATACAATGTTCTAATATTCGCTATTTTGAGAAATGAGAACTAGTTCGGAGGGGGGTGGACGAGGACGTACAGAAACGAACACTGTTAGTGTCACACTAACTTTACCTATTATATATAACTTTCTTTAAAACGAATAATATATAATATAATAAGAAAACTAAATAAACTATAAAAGCTGATAGGCAGGTTATGCTAGTGCCTGGCGGTAATTGCCATTGGTTGCCACTAAACGCAAATGTACGATTGACAACTAAATAAAACGAACATTAGCCGAACATTACGAACATTAGTGCGAACAAAGGCTCGGCGCTGCGCTATACGCGATCATGTGGTAACACACACATGATGCTCGGCGCGACAGAAGGAACTGGTATCGACTGCACAAAATGCAGACATAAAAAAACCCCACCGAAGTGGGGTTTGATCTTAGTTAACAATTGAATCCCAAATCATCGTGGGTGTTAGGCACGAATTGTATTCAGTCCAATATGATTGGTCCCATGATTCGCAACCTAATAACACGTTAATGATTATGAAAGCAATCAGGACTCCGATTGCGGAGCTGGCTGTTAAGCCAGCTCCTATCTCAATCAAGCGCTTCACTTAAGGATCGCTAGTGCTAGTTTCACTTTGGCAATCATGTCGGCTACATCAAAGTTTGGTTCCTCTGCCGATTGGCATACCTTGATAACATCGTTCAGGTTATCGCGGACACGTTGGTCGAGTGAACGATTGCGTGGTCCCGCACCGTCTGATCCATCTTGACGCTTGGTGACCTGTTTCTTGAAGTCGTTACGCCTTGCACCTTTTTGCTGTTGCCAGTACCGGCGCGTTGCCTTCTGTGCGTCCGTTAACGACTTAACAGGTTTGGCAAGTAATGCCTGAACCGCCTTAGCAAAGCCAAGTTCAATAGCTTCATTGAGGTTATTGAACTCTTCAACACTAATGGTCGATCCTTCCGACTTCGGACTAATATAGTCGGTGGGCTTGTCGAACCCATCTGCGATCAGTAGATCAACAGCAGCAATACCCGCCTTGTTAGCATTGATTGAAGTGGATACGGCCTTAGAGACAGCCGTTTGTGTCTGTGTGGATAAAGTACGCATGTCATTCTCCTATGATTGACAGTTAAGTTATATCGCCAGGTTTCCCCTGACGACAATTGCATTATGCAAAATGCATGCTAACATGTCAATAGATAAATGGACAGAATGACAAGTTTACACACAATCCGATAGGCAATGTTAGTGTGGCACTAACAAAACAGCATAGATCAGACCTCACCAATCCGATAGGCAATGTTAGTGTCGGCACTAACAGCACAGATCAGACCCCACCCACCCCCCATAGACCACTTCACAGCTTGGGACTCCCTCTCTTCTATATATTACTAGTTTGCGTGAACGATTATGTTTTTTCTGAGTTCGGTACCCCCACCCCCCTTATATATGGAACACCCCCCACTAGGAGTCCCAACCTCCTTGCACAAAAACAAATTATTGTGTATAACTCGACATGAACGGTTAATAACCTGCGGAAACAGTATGTCTTTAATACTTGAACCAGAGATTGGTGTACCATACTCAGATGAAATTCCGTATATGGATTTGCGTGCACGCGCAGAAGCCGCGTGTAATACTGCTTCTATGATGAAAGAGCATGGGCTAGACGTGGAATCTACTAGTGAAGATGAAGAAATTGCAGCAAAAATAGTTTTGGCTTACGCTGACAACCCCGAAAAGACTTCTAAGAAGGTTTCGACGAAGCGAGCAGCGGCATTACCACCTGCCGCATTGATAATGACCCACAATATTCTTACCCAATTTGGGTATTCTGTCGTTGAAAGCGCAGTACAAGTCCGTCATTTGGTTACAAACAAGCTAATTGAAGAGACTGAGAACCCAGACCCCCGTATTCGTATTCGAGCATTGGAGCTTTTGGGTAAGATTTCGGACGTTGGGCTGTTTACAGACAAGACCGAAATCACAATTACCCACAGAACTACTGATGAACTACGTGAAAGCCTACGCAGTAAGCTGTCAAAGCTGGTAAATCCCGACGAAGACGTAATCGAAGCAGAGTTTGTAGCCCCTGATGCTGTAGATGTGGACGCAGAACTGGGAATTACCTCCGAAGAACCTGTAGACCCCCATAAAAAACCCCTACACGCAGGGTGGTTGGGGCAAGAAGAGTCATATGACGATGAGTGAAGCCTTGGCAGCAGAGTTAGACTTCTCTGGAGACGATATTCAGCGTCTGTTGGACAATTTAGACATCTTTTCGCTAGACGAGATAGCTGAAATAGACAAAATGGCAGGGGAATTAGGCAACCGCAAGCAAAACCAAGCCGCAT